CGTTTTGCCGCGTTTACGATGGGTCAGAGCCTAAAAAGCGGTTGGTTGCTTCGCTGATGCGCCAAACGGCGGAACTGTGCAAGCCAGACCAAACGCCTGTTTTAAAGATCGTATCCGGTAACGGGTCGAAAAGGTTGTTCTGATAAATATGAAAAACTCACATTTTACAATCGGTGATGCAACTGAACGCGACAGCGAATAAATCACAGTTGATTTTGGTGTTAGTGCCATTGGGCGCGGCACCTTTTTTGTTATGTAGGGGATTGGAATACTTGCAAACATTAAACCTCAAAAAATTCGTAAAAAATTCGTAAAATGGCAACAATGCAGGGCAGAAACGGCGGAACGCTTCACCGTCCTGAAAAGGGAGACAAGGCGTTACCGGGGGCTGGCAGGCCGCTTGGCAGCCTAAACCATTCTACCAAGTTCAAAAAGTTTTTGGAAGGGTTAGACGAATGGGAAATTGAGGCAGACGGCAAGAAACAAAAAGTGAAGTTAACGCGGGAGGAAATCTTAATGTACCGGCTTTACAAAATCGCAATGAAAGGCGATCAAACCAAGTTCGGCGAAACTTCAGGCGTTTCAATCGCAGCCATAAAGGAAATCCATGAACGCACACACGGCAAGGCTCCACAGCCTACGGAACACACCGGGAAAGACGGCAGTCCGATTGAAGTTAAAGTAAGCACAGACACGCTTACAATCGAAGAAAAGCGGCTTTTGGTAAAACTGGCAAGAAAATCGAAGCAGTCAGATGAATGATAGAGCCGAAAGAAATTGTCATACACACCACGCCTGACAAACTAAGGGAGTACGAAACAGATGTTTGTCAGGACGGGTTTTTGGATTTTATCGAAACGGTAATGCCAGAGTACATTTTCAACTGGCACCACCTTGTTTTAATTGATGCGCTGCAAAGGTTGGCCGAAAGGCAATTTGAAAGGCTGATTGTGATGATGCCGCCACGTCACGGCAAAAGTCAGGTTGTTTCCCGCCTTTTCCCGGCGTGGATGTTTGCAAGGAACGTTCAGGAGCAAATTATTCTTGCATCGTATTCGGCAGACCTGGCAAGTGCGATGAATCGGGATGTTCAGAGGATAATAACAGGCGACGCGTACCGGGTTATTTTCCCGGATACGAAATTGAGCGAAGGCAAGGAGACGGGGTTGGTAAGGAATAACAGCAGGTTTGATATTGTCGGCAGCAAGGGGTATTTAATCAGCGCGGGCGTAGGCGGGGGTATAACGGGCGCGGGCGCTACGGTGGGGATAATTGACGACCCGGTAAAGAACGCGGCAGAGGCAGACAGTCAGACGTATAGAAACACGGCATGGGAATGGTATACGACGACATTTAAAACCCGATTTGAGCCGAATGCAATTGAGGTTATTTGCCAAACAAGGTGGCATGAAGACGATTTAACGGGAAGGATATTGAAACAAATTGAAGAAGGGGAAAGCGAAACCGCTACCGAAATAATAAACCTGCCTGCATTATGTGAGCATCCGGAACAATACCGGGAAATTGGCGCGGCTCTTTGGGAGGGTAAGTACAGCCGGGGCAAGTTGTTGAGAATGCAGCAGGATTTAGGCAGCAGGGCATGGAACGCGCTATACCAGCAAAGACCGGCACCGCAGGAAGGAAATTTGATAAAAAGAGACTGGTTTGACGTTTACGATCCTAAAAAGGTGGATTTGTCAGGCTTACCGGTTAATTTCTTTTTCGACACGGCATACACAGACAAAGAATCAAACGACCCGACGGCCGGAATTGCCTATGTAAAAAAGGGAGAGGATTATTATGTTTTGGAATGCAGGGCCGAATGGTTAGAATTTTTGGAGCAAACCAAATTTATTTTGGACTTTTGCAGTGATAACGGATACGGAGTTAGAAGCCTTGCGAGGGTAGAACCAAAGGCGACAGGGAAAAGTATTGTGCAAGTGTTAAAACGCCAAACAAAACTAAACATAGTTGAATCAGAGCCGCCAAAGGATAGCAAGATAGCACGGGTAAACAGCATAGCGGCACGGTTGGAAGCCGGGCGGGTATTGTTGCCAAAAGGGCAGGCATGGGTAGCGGGATTTTTGGATGAATGCGCAGCGTTCCCGAATGGCGCACACGATGACCGGGTTGATTGCCTTTGCGGAATGATTTTGAGCGAAGAAAAGACCGTTCGTCAATTCAGGCGTCGGGTAAGTTCGATAAACTAAACAATCGTTTAAATGATATTTCAAGACGAACAAAAGCAAAAGGAATTTGAAGCCTTCTCTGCTTATTATGAGCAGGTAACGAAACGACCGCACACGGCACAGGCACGAAGCCTGTTAAACCAACTTCGCACAATTGCTGTCGGGCAATACGGAAACGGCGCATGGCAGGAGTTGAACCGGGCTGCCCGCGTCACATCGAACACCGTATCAGCCGAGCGAAAATTGGGAAAGCAATCAGGCGGCAGGTCGGATCGGCACAGCCAGTCGCCAACAGGACGACCGCCGAAGCCGGGGAGCGACAGAGCAAAACGGTTAGCGGAAATGGCGCAGCAAAGCGACAGGTTGGGAGCCGGAAAAGTTGTTGCGGCGGATAATGCCAAAGGAGTTACAGAAAAGGTGCGGGTTCGGGCAAAGGATAACGCTACGGTAGTAACTGCCGATGAACTGGCAAACGCTCAACTTTCGCCAATATTAGACTCATTTGACGCGGTTAGCGGCGGAATATTGGCAGACGCTGCCGACCTTGACTGGAAGGAACTGCTAAGAAAATACGACCAGGAGGCAATACATGAAGTATTGCTTACGATGGGCGAAACAGAGGATACTTTGCAGGGCAAAACCCCGCGCCAACTTGCAAACACCCTGAAAAAGCACGTAAACGGATGACCGAAAACATTGCACGACTGAAACGAATTGACGGCACCGTAGTTGCCGAAATCCGGCTACCACGTTCGGCTGCCGATGTTCCGTTATCGCGTTACGTTTCCTTCTTGGTTGAAATGAAAAAATTCGGCCTGGAAGATGTAAACCCTATTCAGGTAATGGCGCAAGCGGTTGGAGAGGCTACCGGCGTGGGATTGGGTGAAATATTGCAGGCGAAGGTGGGCGAACAATGGGAGCAGCACAAAGAGTTAGACGGAGGGGTTAGATCGTTGTACGGCTGGATTGTAAACGCCTTGACAAATTACAAGGGGCAGGCGCGAACGCCGGACAATTTCAGTTTTCAATACAACGGGGAAACCTTCAAAATTCCGTATATTGTGGCGGCTGAATTGGCGGGCGGGTTGCCGGTATTGCCACAGGTAGAGACGGCAGAGGCGGTTGAGGCGTTTGAAACGATACGCGGGTTCAACCAGCAGATTAAAGACGCTGGCGACCCGAAGGGAGAGCGAGCAAAGCGCATAAAGCAGTTAAAGGAAGCGATAACAAAGAGCGGCGACAAAGACGGCGAAATGATGCGGGAAATAAACCGATTGGAGGTAGAAATTGATTTGGACGGCGACCCGAACGGGAATCTAATGTTTGCGCAGTATTTGCGGGTGATTGCGATACTGGCACGGAAAGAAGGCGAAAGGCTGCCGGCAAACGACGGCGACCGCGAAAGGTGGATTCAAAACCGAATGATTCATTTTCAGGGCATTGACACTAAAACTGCCCTTGACGTGGATTTTTTTTTGATAGGTTTGTTGATACACTCAAAAAGGACGCATCCTGTTATTGGTTCTTTAATCCCCCCTCTTTTCGCCCTCGCAGCAGCGATCCAAAGCAAGCCGCAGCCGAAAGGGAAGCATACCAAAGGGCTGTCAGTCATCAAAAAGAAGTTCAAAAGCGGATTGGTTGGCGTTCAGTCATCGGTACGCTTGTCGAAAGGGGCTGGTTTAATCATCCCAAAATGACGCCGATGGAAAGCGCCTTGCGGAGCCGCTTTGAGGATGCCGTTAGGGCTATCAGCAGAGAAAACGCAATGTTATGAAGCATAAAGAAAAAGACGACTTGCCCCACAATGTCAGCCGGTTCAGCGTTACGCAGGTGCCGGATTTTTCATTTTCGGACGGGGCGAATATCCAGGCGGTAAAGCCTGGAAAGGCAAAACGGCCGAGAGTTAAAACAGTGATTGAAAACACAAAACCGGTGTTATGAATGTTGAAAAATTCGTTGGCTCAATATCAAGAGTTCTTGCGTTTTCGGTAATGTTTTTGCCATTGGCGATTGCATTAGACGTTGAAGGGAAAGAACTTGTTGGTATTCCTATTAAGTTTTTGATTCCGTTTTTTCTTGCACAGGCCGCAAACATATTTTATGGCTTGTTGGCAGAAATTCGAGACGAACTAAAAAAGAAATGAACGCTACTCAAACCGACTTTTACAACGCCTTAAAACAGGCGGTTATGTTTTCGCCGCAATACGTCACACCTGGCAGCGGGAACGGCAAGGTGTGGAAATGTCGGCAGTTGCAGACGTTCCGGGTGATGCAAAAGGAACGCGGGGCGGAACTGATAAGCGCGAATTTGGGCGCAACTATTTGCGACAAAGGCAAACAGTTCTTTTGGTCACGCAAGTGGCACGAAAGCGGATATGGCGACCCGATTACATTCACATACCCTGCCTTACTTCTTACCGAACTTTCCTTTTCTACCGAACGTCCCTTCCAAAAACAGACAAAGCGGTGTTATAATTATCAGATTGCGGTTGTTGACCAGCAGTCAGACGATTGCAAAACGTGTGCGTGTGAGAGTTGCGAAAAGCGGACGGTGAACGAAATATTCGCCGATACCGAGGCGCTTTTGTTTGACGCCGCATACTACCTATCACAAGTGCGGGGCGCTACATTGCAGCCCGGTGGCGAAACTGGTTTTTGGAACACTGTTTACCTTGACCACCTGAAAGAAACAGGTGGAATAAGTGAATACGCGCCCGACGCTGACTTTGGCGGCATGATGGGAAGTTGGAATAAGGACGTGACGGCATACCGGATTGCAGTTGAGGCAAACAAGATTTACGGCACAGCAATGAATTTTACGGCTTGCTTTTCAAACTGCGAAGCAACGGAGCCAAACTTTAATCTGCCCGACTTTGGCGTTTTGGCGCGGGAAAGCGGGTGCAAAAATTGCGGATGAAATGATAAAACTGTTCACTTTAATTGCGGCAATAATTGTGGCTATTCTGTGCAGAATTTCACTTTCCAAATTCCGAAACCTATTTGACAAATGAAAGCATTAACCCTTGCAGTAGGCGGAATCCTGCTTTTCATTGGCATTTTTGCTATTATCGCCGTTCGGGTTGGCGCAAAGGCCGAATCGGAAACGCGGCGAATGTTTGACAAAAACGAATGACATGACCGACTTTGAACAAAGCATCGTATCCGGTTTAGATGCTGCAATGAAGCGGCTGCAAACCGATATGCGGGCAGAGTTAAAAGCACAGGGACACAACCTGACGGGTAGGTTATCAGAATCCCTGGAATACGAAATTGAGGTGCAGCGGGATACGATTACGGCGGTAATGGAGTGCGAAGATTACGGGCTTGCTATTGAATTTGGCGTACCCGCTTCGCGCATACCTTACACGCCGGGCGGTGGTGGCGGTGGTACATCAAAATACATTCAGGGATTGATCCGGTTTTGGAATTTGCGGGGCGTTACAGGGCGCGAAGGTATACGGGCGGCGTTCGCGACGGCGGCAAAGCACAAACGCGAAGGAATGCCGACCCGGAGCAGTTACGCTTTTTCATCCACCGGGGCGAGAACCGGATTTGCCTCAACGGTTATCGAAAGGGACTTGGATTTGATCGGCAGGATTTTAGAAGAAAGGACAGGGCTAACTTTGGAAATTGTCATTGCGCCTGAACTGGATAAAATTGAACCAATCAGAATTTTTGTTTGAACATGAATACAGGAAACACATTCCCGTTTTTTTGCTACTATATCGGGGGGTATCTTTTTTGGTTTAGGGTTTTCGGGTTTGGGATGCTATGTAAAAACTACCGAATAAACCCGTTGCTTTTTTCGCAAAGGACGGGCAAAGCGGGTGTTGTTTTTTCGGATTGGTATTTTGAGTTTTTGAAACCTTAGAATTTTTGTTTGAATATGAACAGGACTTTATTTTGGATTAAGTTTGAAATGAATAAATGGCCCCCGCTGGTTAGGCTAAACAGGATTTTATTTTGGTGGTACTATAAAAGGGTTCCTGAATTTTATAGACAATGGACTTTGTTAAAATCTATCAGTGTGCTTTCGGGCGGCAACAGGCAATTAGAAAGAGAATGGCAAATCGAGGCAAAAAGGGCTGACAGGTATTTTGACAGGGTTGTTGAACTTGAAAAATTAACAGGCAATGCCTAAAAAGATATTATTCGAGATCGAAATTGAAAACGTCGGAGCCGCCCGGCGTATCGAAGCCTTACGCGAAGAAATCCGGCGGCTTAACAAAGAGTTGAAGGGCGCGGACGCGGGCAGCGATGCTTTCAAAGAACTGGTTGCCAAAATCACAGATGCAAAACTCGAAACGGCGGAATTAAAAGAGCAGCAAAAGCAACTGAATCGCGAATTTCAGGCGGCAAAGTTTCCGAAAGACAGTTTACAGGGGTTGCGGATTGAGTACGGCAAATTAGCCGACCAAATCAAAATCTTGTCAGCAACAGAGCGGGCAAGCCCATTTGGCCAAAGCCTCATTGCGAACGCGGCGAATGTCAAAAAGCAAATTGACGGTATAGAGCAGTCAATTGGCAGGTTTACCGGCAACGTCGGAAACTACCGTTCGGCGTTCGATGGACTAAACAACGTCCTGCTTTCAATCGGGGCGGGGTTCGGCGTAAATGAAATTATCCAGCAAAACACACGACTATCTGACAGCATTGCGAACGTCGCAAAAACAACGGGGCTGACAATCGAACAGGCGGAAAAACTGTCAGAGGTGTTGAAGTTCAGGGATACCCGGACAAGCCTGGCAGACCAATTGAAGATAACCGAAATCGGTGGGCAGTTAGGTATCGCTACCGACCAATTAGAGGCTTTTACGTCTGGCGTTGATGTTCTCAATGTCGCTTTGGGAGATCAATTTGGGAACGTGGACAACCTTACCCGCGAATTTGCCGGGCTTCGCAATGTCCTTACCGACTTCAAAACAGAGAACGCGGCGGATGATATTCTGAAACTTGGTAACGCGGTTAACTTCCTGGAGGCACAGGGGAACGCAACCGGGCAAAGCATTGTGGATTTTGCCGGGCGTATCGCCGGTGCCGGTGTTCCTTTGGGCGCAACGACGGCGCAAATTATCGGCTTATCAACTACCCTTTCAGAACTTTCAATTAATCCTGAAAGGGGCGCTACTGCCGTATCCAGACTGTTGACAGAGGTGGCAAGATCACCGCAGATATTTGCGCAGGCCATTGGCGAACCGGCAAAGCAATTCACCGAATTGGTACAGACGGATATTGTCGGAGCGCTGGCATTGGTATCAGAGCGCATTGCAACCAACAGCACGACAAACACAGCGTTTGCCACAACATTAGACGAACTTGGCATCGGCGCACAAGGCGCTATCGAGGTGTTTGGTAAGTTGGGCGGCTCTACCGACCTGCTACGCACCCGCATAGCGCAGGCTGGCGAAACGCTGCAAAATACCGACAGCATTACCCGCGAATTTGAGGTAAAGAACAACAACGCGGCGGCGGCGGTAGAAAAACTAAAAAACGCAATTACAGGGGCGCTGACAAGTTCAGACGCACAGGATGCAATCGCAGGAATTGCCGCATCCCTGACCGATTTGATAGGGGTATTGGGTGATACATTCGAGTTTTTGAAAGAAAATGAATTAGTGGCGATTGAATTTGCGGCGGCGCTCATATACCTCAACAGGCAGGGCATTATTGCTGCAATCCCCCTGCTTCGCACATTGGGCGTATCGTTAGGGTTTTTGGTAGTGAATGAGCAGGGCGCAATTGTGGCAACCAATACGCTGACAACGGCACAGGGCCGGGCGGCGGTGGCAGCGGGTATCCAGGCAACGGCTACGCGGGCGCTTGCATTGGCACAGGGCGCATTGCCTTTCGTCGCTGTTATTGCGGCTACCTATGCGCTGGTGGCGGCATGGGATGCGTATGAAAACAGCGCAAGCGCAGCAGAGAAGGCGGCTAATACCCTTGCCGATGCACAGGCCGACATAGCAAAGGAAAGCGCAAAAGAGGTTGAGGCGGTACGGCAAAATATCAACGTCCTGAAATTTGATATTGACAACAAGGATGCCCGCAAAAAAGCGATTGACGCGCTGATTGCTGTCAATCCTGAATACTTGAAAGGGTTAGACCTTGAAAACGCCTCACTGACGCAATTAAACGAAATACAAAATGAACTTACCGACAGTATTATTCGGGGGGTAGCGGAACGGAAAAAGCAGACGGCGTTAGATGGTATTACCGGGCAAGTGGTGGAGCAGGAGTTGCGAATACAGCAGGCCATAAAACAGGATTTGCCCTTGCCTGTCATTAACTCGCTACGGCTCCGCCTTGGGGAATTGAAAGACGAATACGACGCGACAGCGGCATCTTTTAACGACGCTTTCAATATCGGCGGGGGCATTAGTGAGACGACAATAAAGCAGCAGGATTTACTGCAATTTACATCCGACCTTGCCGGTAAAATGCCCGGTTTCGCACAGGATATTTCGACGGCGAACAAAGAAATCGAAAAGACAGGCAAAGAGGCCGCAGGGTCAGGCGATAAAATAAAGGGGTTGGGTGACAAGTCCAAGGGGGCGAAAGACGAAATCACGGCACAGGCCGGGAGCGTGGCGGCGTTGAAAGACGAACTTTCAAAATTGCAAAGGCAGATTGACGCAACGGCTCCAGACAGCCCCGCTTTAGTTGGTTTGATTCGACGCCTTGATGAAACAAAACAAAAAATAAAAGAGGCTGAACAGGCGCTATTACAAAGCACATTTAAAGCCCTGTTTGGTCGTGAATTGGCGGCGCCTTCGTTAGAAATTGGCAATCAACCAGATTTAACAATAGTGCCGGAATTGGCATTTGAGCCGGATGCAAAAGATAAGTTGATTGAGGAGGCAAGGGCGGCAAAAGACGCAGTGCAGGCGGCTTTGACGGCGGTTGAATTTCCGGTTGAAGTGGATATGACCGACGCCGAAAAGAAATTCCAGGAGGAAAGGCGCAAGGGGAATGAGCAGGCCGCAGCAGCCGAACAGGAACGGCAACAAAAGGCATTTGAGGAAAGAGAGAAATTGCAGCAACAGGCCACCGAGGCAGCAATAACCGCCGGGCAAACAATTGCCGACAGTCTTACGCAAATCCAAAGCAATAGGCTGAAACAAGAGACTGATGCAAAACTTGCACAGTTAGACGTAGAAACGCAGGGTCAAATAGCGGCGGCGCAAGGAAACGAGCAAAAAATAAAGCAAATCGAAAAAGACGCGGCAATAAAGCGGGCGGCAATTGAAAAGGAAGCGGCAAGGGAACGGAAGAAAATAGCCGTTCGTGAGGCGATTATCAACACAGCGCTCGCAATTACAAAGGCGCTTACAGGCGCACCGCCACCTGCAAACCTGATTTTAGCCGGGGTTGCGGCGGCGGCTGGTGCGGCACAGTTGGCCGTTATCAATTCGCAGGAATTTGCAGAGGGTGGTGTAGTGAAGGAGGAGCGAAACAAACGGACGCGAAAAGGCGACGTTCTTATCGCAGTTTCTGAATTTGCCGACGGCGGAACGGTGACGGATAAAACAGTAAGATTTTCCCGGAACGACGTCACGGAACGGATTGAAGAGTTTGCGGCTGGCGGTTCGATTAAACGCCTGAAATCCGGGATTATCAGGGAGCCGCAAAACGCGCCTCGAACTCCACACGGTGACACGGTTTTGGCGTACCTTGCACCGGGGGAAATGGTGCTGAATAAAGGGCAGCAAAACACGCTGCGAAGCCTTTACGGGCAAGATGCTTTTGCGCTGGCAGGTGTTCCGGGTGAATCGGCAACACGCCGCACATCTATTCCAGGCTTTGCATCGGGTGGCGTTGTCGGGATTGTACCGCAAAACGGATTTGCGCAGCAGGTAAGCGGGCAGCCGGTATCTGTCGAAGCAAAAGCCGAATTTTCCGGGCAACAGATCGACGAATTAGGGCAAAGCATGGGAACGATTATTGCGGCGGAAGTTTCAAAACAGTTGCGCGTAGGACTTGCAGAGGGGTTATTTGATGCAAACCGCAGGTTGGAACGCGAAGCAATTTCAGATCAAAACAGAAGGGGATAAAAATGGCAATAACACTCACAACAGACCCGGCGAGCGGTTCGCCCGCAACAAATCCGGTTGTAGTTTCTGACTGCCTGCAATGGTGTTTGCAGCCGGACGTTTCCGACGTTCTCACAACGCCAGGCACATTCGCAACTGTGTTGGTAAATTTCCCTTCAACCATTTCCAGCATTCCGGCGAACGGAACGGAGATTGTAATTTGGGGGCACACTTTTACGGTAAATTCCGCTTTGGGAAACAGTACGGCAAATGCTTTCAAAATCAGTTCATCGGGTAATATAACAGGCGCGGCGTTCCGGCAAATGCTGAACGCAAATATCTTTTTCGCTCAAAATACGGTGATTGATGACGATGATATTACATTGCGAAACACGGTAGTTGTGTGGAATCAGTGCGGAGAGCAGGCAAATTTTAGCGGGGCAAATATGGATTTATCGGCTATCACCGCGTTGGGCGGCACGTTCACGGTTACAAACGGAACAACGCCGGTACAAACAGACGGATACACAATGCAGACGCGGCTTTTCAAGGTGGATGCAGGTACAAATGTGGCTTCACCCGTTACGGAATTTGAAGGGCTGAAACCGTTGATTGGCTGCGATGAAATTACAGAGACATGTGTAAACTACATCAAAGACGCGGCGCGGCTGCTGTTTACGCCGATGCCAGACCTTTCTACTACGTCGGAAATTGATCCGGAAGAAGACACCCTAACCGGACGTTTCCTTTTGCAGTACGGCTGGAATTACAAAGACGCCAATTGCCAGCCATTAAGCGGGAATTTCTACCCTTCCGATGAGGTGTTTGTGGTAAATGCCGCATTTGATACCCAAAATAAATACGGCATTGCGCCTTACTGGCAACGGCATCCGGATTTTCCAATCCCGCAACAAATACGGCAAAAATTCCTAACCAACCAGCCTACTTTTCATCGGCTCTCGGAGCATTCGTTTGCATGGCTTTGGTTTTTGAATCCGTTTACCGGCACAAACTACCTTACCGGAAACGGCACAGGAAATCCGTTTACGCTTGACCACTTTGACCTATTTATCGAAATATACGAAAACGGAAGCGCTATTGTAACCGATGACGCCGTGATAACCTACCCGGCTTGCCAGTGGTACCAGGTAATGAATTTCAACGTTTCACCGCAAACGGTTGCTGATGAATCGAATATAGGAACGCTCGTTTCTGAAATTGGGAAATACACAGTAATTGTAAAGGCGCTGAACTCCGATAGTTCAGAGTTTGCGTTTGTCAGTGAGGAAATAGTTTTCGGGGTTGAGCATGATTGCGGCGATAATATCCGGGATGTTTATTTCCTCACGCCGCAGGGCGGTATCGGCACCCTGCTTTGCGAAATTACGGAAAGCGAGATAGTACAGGAAGGCACAGAAATTTGCCTGGATACACCGTGCGCAACATCACGTTTGGAGGCGGCAAAGTACGGCGGACGGCAATTGTCAAATCTTCGCAGTTACGACCGCGTAACGATCAAAAGCCGCGAGCAGTACGGCGAACAATGGCGCGAATATTTCAGGAGTTTCAAGGCTTCACCGGATCGTTACATTATGGTAAAAGAGGAAGCGCCCAATACGGTCACGACCTATTTGGCAAAGCGGTTCAATCCGGAGCCTGGAGGGATTAAGATTTTTCAAACGGCGGAATACATTGACATGGTTGCTACCGGAACCTTGTCGGACATTCCGGTTCAATCACCTAAAAATGCAGCGTAAAATATGAATTTGATAAAGTCATTTGTCGTACATTATCAGGATGTTAAAGGGATATTGAGAGACGCCAATTCAAATCTTATTGCGCACATCGAATTAAAAGAGGGCGCAAAATGGCGTGAAATCACATACAGCAGCCCAGCACAATTGTCACAGAATTACGATGAAAAAGGATACTGGAATATTTGTGTGGACGGATGGGTGGTGACAGATGAAAAAGAGATTGAAGCAGTAGGCGAACTTGAAAATAAATGCAGACTTGTTTTCGTGCATTACATCAAGGAATCAAAATGGGGTTTTGTTCAGGGAATTGAATTTTCAAACGGCAACAACACATCTTCGTTTGTTAAAGATACGCGGGTTTTTGTTTCGCATGTTCAGGGCGGAATAAGCGCAAAAATTGAAGGTTGGCAGAAAAAATCTTGCAGCCCGCTTTATATTGAATTTTCAGAGATTGAAAAACTAATAGGATGAAACGACTACTTTTTGCCCTACTGCTTTTCACAGCCTGCCGCGATCAATACGCCGAACAATTCAACCCGAAAGACGCTTCGCAACTGGAAGGCCTTTGGCACAATGAACCTCAACCTGCCATGCCGCAACGCTGGGTTTGGCATTTCAGCGACGGGCTTTTGACGCGAACGCGGTACGATTTTGACGTTGCCTTAGTCGATCACTTCTTTGCATTTGAGACGCGGGCCGATAGCCTGTTTTTGCGGGAGGTTACGGATCCGGAAAACGCGCAAACGTTCACTGTGTATTTCGACAACGACAGCACGGCGGCCATAACGGACGTGACAAACACAATTCACTTTCAATATAAACTGAAACGGTTTTGAGTAGTTCAAGGACGCAAATACGGGTAAAGTGCAATGAAGTGGCTCAAAACGCACTTGGTGTGGATTGGGCTGTTTTGGATGTCACACCGGAGTTTAGTCTGCGATTATCGAAAGACGTGGAGGCGCTGTCAGATGTAAACCAACTTTTGACAGACGGCATCCTGCCTTTTTCCGTCCCTTTCTCCACAACGAATGATTTGGTTTTGGGCCGGTTCGGTAGCCCGATTATTTTCAACCCGACAAACACGGGCATCGAGGCACGGGTACATGTTGACGGCCATGAATTACCCTTTGATATGATATTTTTCAAGGGAAAAGACAACAATAGAAAGGCATGGGAATTAGAGTTTCGGCGTTCGCCTAATCACTGGTTAGAACTTGCATCGGAAAAGAAACTTTGCACAATTGAGGCAGGTAGTTTCACGCTGAATGCGGCGAATGTAGAAGCCGGTTGGGATCAACCAAAGTTTGACGCGGGCGGTGCCGTTACAAGCCTTGTAAGATGGTTTCCTGCCGATTACGGCGGATGGGTTGACCTTCACGAACCGGCACAATTTACTGACCCGCCGGTAAAAGGCGTTTGGCTGGAGGATTTACGCCCGCTGTTTTCCGTTCCTGAATTGTTGCGTTTAGGATTTTGTGAAATAGGCTGGACTTTGGAGGGGCTTATTTTTGAGACGCCGTATGTGACGGCAATGTGGGACTACATTCTGAAAAGGGATTACTACGCAGAAAGCCGGGGCGGTGATGCAATTTTGATTTTGCGTAATGCAACAATTGATAATGAGTTTTTAAGCCTCGTTCCTACGGTAATGCTTACGGGCATAGATTATGACCCTGGCACAAATGTAAAGACGGCAAGCGCGGGGCTGTATTGGGCGGCAATTGATGCGCCTTTGCCATTCAGATGCAAGTACAAATATTGCTTTAAGGGCTTTATTGAAAATACGACCGGGGCAGACGTGGTGATTGATGGGGCGGTGATTGAATGCACAATAACAGGCGCAACGGTATCAAATTTCGGGGCAACCCTTAGTGACCCTAATCAGCCTGCAAATATTGTCACCATACCTGCCGGGGATACCGTTTTTGTAGATGTGTGCGTAACGGCAACAATGAATCCGGGGCAAACCGGCCTTTTCCTTTTTGGCAGTGCGGCAACAGCCGGGGTGTTTGCAAAAAAAGGTTACAGGGTGACAATCCAGCCGGACACACAAAGCCTTATTCGGGGCGATGTTGTGGACTTGAAAAGACTGATTGACTGCGATTATTTTTTGCTTGACCGGTTCAAAGGCTTTCTGCAACTGATAAACGGGCGGGTTGAAACGGACTGGAATACCAAAACCATTACAGTTTTCCCGCAAAGAAATGCGAACGTTTACGGGGATTCAACGCCTGGGTTTATTGATGAATCGGATACAATCGACCTTACCGCTTCCGTTTTGTGCGACAGCATCAAACAGACGCCGGTAAAAAACAACCTAAAAAGATATACTCGGTTGGAGTTCAGGCAAAGCACGGATGCCCTAATTTCTAACCTTGACCCGTTGGAGCCTTATCACAGCCGCAAAATATTGAATGGGCTTGACTTGCCGGATCAAGTAGAGACGCGGGAGAACGAATTTTGGGAGCCGACAATCGAAAGGCAAAATACAACCCTTGCAAGGGTTTATGATATATCGATTTTCCCTTTCCCTACATTGACGCTTTACGACCCGGTTTTTTTACCGGCGATGCTCGACAACCTTGACGGAAACAGGTCTTTTAATATCCTGCCTCGAATCTTCTTTGCGTTCGGCGTGGTGGGGCAGGTCGGAACAGCAACCAACAGCGGCGGCTTTACCGGGTTATATTGGGAAGGCGATCCGGTTACGGAAATAGGCTATGCAACACAAAAAAGAACGCTGGAATTAAGCGCAAGTTTCCCGCCACACCTTGACGCATCTGTTATTTTTGGCACCCTGCCTTCCGACCTGTATGTTACTTTTTACATGGGACTTTCGCAGGTAAACACACGGGGCATGTGGGTCGATATGCTGGTAATGATGGGCATGAATGAGTGGCAGCGATGGAATTTCAGGAAGCCGTTTCTTTTTAATTACGAAGGCCGTCCGGTTATTGGGATCGGCGAAAATATCCGGGACTTTGCACCGGCGACGGACTTGCCCACACCTTTGCGGGTATTGGTGGAGCCGAATACGTCGGAATGTTGCAGCGGGCCGTGTTCGTGCCGTTATACTGAATGCGATTATTTTCAGGACTTTGGACAATTTATGTCGCAACAAACGCTTGACACTCTTTCCATAACTTCTTTTGAGGTTGACGGAATCGAGCAATTGAGCGCGGCGGTTGACTTCGGAATTATCAATGTAGTTAGCATAAACGGCAAGGCTTTTGTTACAAATTTAGTTGATGCGTTGAACGAAATCGAGGTTCCGTATTTTAGTTTTAGTCCTTCGCAGCAGGATTACCCAGAAAAAACGGATTGGCGGTTTTTTAAAATTAAAAGGCCAACGTGCCAGACCTTCAAAATTGAGATAAGCGACGGGTCAGGAGTCGTTTATTTTTACAGCGATACGGAAATGGGGACAAAATGGTTTAGTGCATCATTTGAGCCGTTCGGGTATTCTGGCAATCCAATTTCGGAGCCTTCGGAATGCGTAAGCACAACAGAGTATTGATTTTTCACAAAACGAATGATAAAATGGCAGCAAAAATTTTTTCAATCCAACCAGTTACGGGAATCACAAAACGGTATAAAAATAGTGACGGCACCACTTTTGATGACCCGGTATTATTCATTGTATTTTATGATGAAGACGCGGACAAAAAAGGTCGGACAACCGGAATATCATTTGAATTGATTTGTGCCGGAGAAATCAGAGACGGATTTACACTGTTTGATAACCAAAGCGGTAATTTTGAAGGAATTGTTTTTGACCACGAAAAAGGCTTAGAGAATGACAAAGACCGCGCCTGACAAATGGGGAACGCCAATACACCGTGACCTTTCAGGCGTTGAAATCTTGCGTAATCAGCGAGGGGTTAAAACATTTACCGACTTTCCGCAAAGTACACAGGACATTTATTTGCGGGTGGCAAAGTGTTTCCCTGGTTGGCAAGTGTATGCAGTAGGCAGCCGGGTTAGAGGGGATTATGTGGACAGATTTGAGGGGGTGGCTATTTACGCGGCGCGATACAGGGCTGGGATGAAAAGCAAAATAGAATCAGACTTTGATTTTCTGGTTTCGCCCGATGCAGTTCAGGTTGTAGAATTTCCGGCAAACACGGAGCGGGTAAGGTGCCGAATACCAGAAAACGAACGAATTGAAATACCGATTTTTTATGGCAATGGAATGGAATTGGAGTAACCTACCTGAAACAGAACACGCGGCGCTGATTAGCCATGTTGAAGCGCAACAGTGGCAACAAGTAGCGCGTATTTGCGAGCAATACAAGGTGAGCACCTATTGTTGCTGTAATGTTCAGGGCTTGCAGGCATGGGCACTTTGGGCAATCGAAACCGGCATAATAAATGACGAACGAACGGTTAAAAACATGGCTTCGCACAACGGCTGAAATTTACGCCGAATTGTCGAACGATCCGCCCATTATCGCTATTCAGGCGGTGGTGTTGGAATTGCCG